TCAGCTATCACCCTCGCTAACGCCCGCATCAACACCGCTCGCAGTATCGCTAACATCATCGCTATCGCTACTATTGGCTAACGCTAACAAATCGCTCATGTTCATTTGCGCTAAATTAGTGTTTTGATGGCTTTCTACAACCTGGATCTGCTCTTTGCCAAACAAACTAACGCCCGCATCAATGAAAAGTTTAGAAACTTTCTCAGCCGCTACGATAATATTAGCGCTATCCTTTTCGTTATTAGTCAAGCTCGATCGCTTGATCATCTTGATCAGCTCGCCTCTAGCCACCACCGCGCAAAATAAGATCTGTTTTTTGATATAAGCGGTATTATTAAACTTTCAATTTAATTTTGTTTAAAATATATTATGTGTATAATCATAAGAAATTTAATCAAAGGTAGTGCCATGCTTATAAACGCTGTCATAGAAAAAGATGAGAATGGGTATTTTGCTTTTGTCCCCTTTCTAAAAGGCTGTGTATCACAAGGGAAAAGTTATGAAGAAGCCCTAAGAAACATTAAAGAAGCCATAGAGCTTTATTTGGGAGATTTAGAAGCCGATGAGTTAGCTTTTCTTTCTAAGAAAAATTCTGTAATAGCACCCATTGAGATAGCTTTTGCCTGAATTGCCACGACTCACAGCTAAAGAAGCAGAGAAGCTATTATTGCAGAATGGATTTGTTTTCTCTAGGCAAAAAGGCAGCCATAGAATTTATGTGAAAGATAAAATCAGGCAGGTTTTGCCTTTTCATTCTGGCGAAATCTTGCACCCTAAAATAGTGAAAGAAATCATGGAAAATATCCTTAAATGAAATCTAAAGAAGTCTTAAAGATCTTAAAAATATCCCGTGTTACTCTTTGGAAGTATGTTAAAAGTGGAAAGATACGAGTTAAACAAGAACCCAATGGTTACTATATATACAACGATTCTGATGTCTATTCTTTAGCAGGAATTGAAGATGGTAGGCTGAATGTAGTTTATGCTAGGGTAAGCACTCAAAAGCAGAAACAAGACTTGCACAATCAAATAGAAAACTGTATCTCTTTTATAAATGCTAAAGGAATATCTGTAGATAGTATCTATTCTGATATTAAAAGCGGCATGTCTTTGGACAGAAAGGGTTTTATGGAACTTCTTAATGCGGTAATGGCGTTTAAAATTAAGGCGGTTTATATTTCCTATAAAGACCGATTAGCTAGATTGAGCTATGAGTTAGTAGAAAAGCTATTTAGCGATTATGGCACTAAAATCGTTATTATCAATCAGTGTGAATCAATCAGTTTAGAGCAAGAACTGTTTGAGGACATCATGCAAACAATCCATTCTTTTTCTATGAAGATGTATTCTAAGCGCCGCATTGCTAAAAAGTTGCTTTTAGAGAGTAAGGTTAATCCAGCCTTGCTAAAATCCCTTAATGGGGAAACAGATGACCTTGACTGAACGTCATATCATTAGACCCACGCACCCCATTTTTAAACGCATTAAGGACTTTTGTCATCTGTCTAAAAACCTTTACAACTACGCTAATTTTATTTTAAGAGAGCATTACTTTGCAGGTTTTAAGTTGCCTACAGCCTACGATTTAATCAATCGCTTTGTCAAAGAAAGCCAAAGAGATTACAAAGCTTTGCCTGCCCAAAGTGCACAACAGGTATTAATGCTTTTATCTCAAAATTGGAAAAGCTATTTAAAAGCCCTTAAAGCTTACAAACTCAAGCCTTCTAGCTTTCTAGGGCGTCCAAAAATCCCTAAATTCAAACCAAAAGATGGCGTATCTATAGGGGTTTTAACAAACCAGCAAACTAGCTTTACGAAAGGACGCATGACAAAAATTAAATTCCCAAAAAAAGCTAATTTAAAAAGACTTATCACTAAAATAAACCCTCAAACTTCTAGGCTAAAGCAAGTACGCTTAATCCCTAAAACCACTTGTTTTATCGTGGAAGTTGTCTATGAGCAAACCATGCACAAACTTCCACAAACTCATGGCATTGGCATTATGGGTATTGATCTAGGCTTGAACAACTTCGTAACTGCAATAGATAATCAAAGTAGTCCTTTTATTATCAAAGGCGGAGGGGTGAAGTCTATCAATCAGTGGTTTAACAAACTCAAAGCCCATTATCAAGCCAAAGCCAAGACTTCAAATAAGCGCTTTTGGACAAAACGCTTAGGCAAATTAGCTCTATGGCGGGAGTGTAAAGTCAATGATTTTATGCACAAGGCGAGCGCCTATGTGGTGGGGCATTGCTTAAAAAAGGGCATTTCTACAATTGTCATCGGTAAAAATGATGGCTGGAAACAAGAGCTAAAGCTAGGCAAGAGAACCAATCAGAACTTTACTAATATCCCTTATGAATCCTTTATTGAAAAACTAGCCTACAAGAGCGCTTTAGTGGGGATAACTTTGCACACAACAGAAGAGAGCTTTACGAGCAAGTGCGACCACTTGGCTAACGAACCCATGCAGCACCACGAGCAATATTTAGGTAAAAGAGTTAAACGAGGGCTATTTAAATCTAGCATAGGCAAATCCCTAAACGCCGATATTAACGGTGCAATCGGCATTTTAAGAAAAGTATTCCCTGATGCAGTGAAAACTCTAAGGGATAGCGGAGTAGTGTTTACTCCAGTAAAAATCTCGTTGGCGTTTTAAACACGATGGGAAAATTTACAAAAAATAACTTTTTAAATACTTTTAATAAGATTAAAGAGTTTTTTTGACATTCATCGCTTTCAATAAGAGTTCGTCGCTCGTGGTTTCTGTGATCGCTTCTAAAACGATCGGATCTAGGTTCAAGTGATCTAAACTTTGTTTTAACACTTCTTTGACTTCTTCTTTTTTCGTGTCTAAAAACAAATCCATGTTTTTTTCGGTCAATTTATCGCCTAAGATCTCTTTTATTTCTTTTTCTTCTAAGTCTTTGGTGATCTTTCTTTTTATCCAGGCTTGGCGCGTCTTAATATACCTTAAATAATTCTCATTCATCTTATATTTTTTCGCTAGTTCTTTAATGCTCATTCCTAGCGTTTCATACATCGCTCTTATTTCATTGAAAATTTTTCGGCTCGTCCATTCGCCTTTTTTAGCCCATTGGTTAAGCGTTTGTCGGCTTATGTTGAATTTAGCGGCGATCTCGCCTTGAGTGGCTAAAGTGTCCTCATACGCTTCTCTAACCGCTCTTTTTAGATCTATTGGTGAAAGGGCTTCGTTTTCTTTTTTTTCTTCTTCCATTATTGGCCTTCATCCCTTAAGCTTTTGTATTTTTTGAGATCAATTTTTCCGCTTGTCTCGTTAATGTAATTGGCTTTGTCTTGGTATTCTTTGATTTTAGCTAACACTAAAGGAGGAACATTACCGCCCAAACTCTCTAGCATTTTCATGTTTTTCTTCAACGAGTTCAAGAGTACTTCTTGCATTTGCGCGATTCTTGCGGTGTTTTCTTCCTTGCTTCTGGCCCCAAACTCTGTCATTTGCTTAGCTTCATCTCTTGTTTTCTCCGTTACTTGCCCGCCTTGCGCCATCGTTTTTGCGACTCTGTTAGCGTAACTGATCCTAACGTTTTCGGTTTTAGCTAAATCGTAATCAACGCCTTTTAATCCTCTTGTCTTGTGGTTGATCCATAGCTTAACCTGATTGATTAGTCCGCTATGTTCTTGCGCTTTTTGGATGAGATCATTTCCTAAATCAAGCGCCTTAATATCATCAAAAACATCCTGTATAGCTTTGTTAATGCTCGCTAACCTGGTTTTATTTTCCGTTTTTAGGTTCAAGTTTCCGTTTAGATTGACATTTAGATCTATTCCTAAAAACTTTTTAGCCATATAATAGTCAAACGCTGTGATGCTTCTATCTTTGATCTTGTTATCCAAATAAGCGATCCCGGTAGAAAGATAAGACGGCTCAGCTTCTAAATCCTTAACGCTTTGATTAGCTAAATTTTCTAAATTTTGATTAGCTAAATTTTGATTATTCGCTACTGCTTCGCTTTTTTGTTGATCTTGTTTGAGCGGTTGATATTGGCTTTTTAGCTGTTCTTCAAAAATTTCGCTTTCGGTTTTTTCGTTGGTCATTCTTTCATCCTTTCTTTTAGATCACTTTAAAAATGTTTTTTTTAAACGCTTCATCGTCTAGCTTGCCTTCTTGTATCAATTCTTTACGCTTCAAATTATAAGCGATCTCGTTTTCTATTTTTAACTTATTATTTAAAATCTGGGTCTCCAACAATAAAGCGTCTTGCATTAATTTTGTTTTGTTGGCTTCTTCTGTAACCTGCAAATAAGTTAACGCTTTCAATTCCGCTAATTTTAACGCTTTGAGTCTCTCGTCTTCACTCAAAGCGTTATCAATGGTTTCTTTAATGAAATTCTTTAAAATCTCGCTTTCAAGCTCTTTTAAAAACATTCCTTTCAAATTTTCGTTAATCACGCTATAAAACGCTTTCGGTTGCGCGCTCAAAAAACTAAAATCTAAATTCTTAATCACGCTTTGAGTGATAGCGTTCAATTGGGTTTCTAAAATCCCTAAAATCTTGCTTGTTAAGGCGTTTGTCGTTTCGCTCGTGGTTTCGGTTATGATTTCGTTTTTAGCCTGTTGTAGCGTGTTTTGTAGCTCTCTATCTTGTAAAATCTCTTCAAGCGTGGTTTTAATTTCGTTTTTTAGTTCCTGCTTCACGTCGTTAATAATCGCTTGCTTGTCAAATTGGCTTAATAATTCGTTGCGTATTTCTTCAGTTAAGGATTGTTTATTGATTAATTCCGTAACATTTTTTTTTACGATTAAAGGCATTCCAACTAATTCGTCGTTTAAATAGCCTTTAATGGTGTTTTTCAAGCTTTCTAAATTTTCGTTAGCCTTTTCTTTGACTAGTTCGCTTAATTCGTTCCTCGCTAACGCTAACACTTCATCATTTTTTTGTTTGAGCGTTTCGCTTTCGGTGATGAGTTCTTGGATCTTGTTGTAGAGTTTCATTTTTCCACTCCTTGCTATCTTTAGCAAGCATTATATAAAAAGTTTAAAAACCTTTTAAGGGTTATGTTTTTTAAAAGCGTTAACCAACGCTTCAAGGCTTTCTAATTTCGCTTCGCATGTGTGGTCTTTAATGGTGATCTTATAGTATTTGTCTTTAGTTTTAACCATTTCTAAAAGCTTGTTAGCCTTGTATTTTTGGCTTTCTAATTCCAGTTTTTGGATAGCTTCGTTCTGTTTGATCAGATGCGCTTCGTTGTGCATTAGCCTTTCGTTCGCTAACGCTAATTTAGTTTTTAGATTAGCGCTCAAACCTAACAAAATAACAATGATAAAATAAGGAATAACCCCCCTAAACACTCTAAAAATCAAGCCATGAGGCATTATCTAAAATCTAAACATGGGATTTGCGTAAATCGCTTTAAATTCTTCCTTAGTTATCGTTTTAGGCTTTGGTGTGCCTTGAGTGTTTAATGCGTTTGTGGTTGGTGTTGTGGGCGTTTTCATAGCGTTATGATTATCCACGCTTGCGCTCGCTTTAACGCTTGGTGTTGCTTTGTTTAGCCAGTCTTGTTGTTGTTTATTAAACCGGTTTTCTTGCACTAAACCTTGCGCTTTGAGATCGTTCAAGCGCTTGTTTTGCTTGTGCATTTCTTCGCTCATAACCTGATGTCTTTTAGCAAAATCCATGCTTTGTTCGGCTTGTCTTTTTTGCAAGTCAAACGCTTCGGCTTGTTTCTTATCATTAGCTAAATCCCGCATTCTTTGATACTTTAAGGCTTCCTCTTTGATTTTAGCGTTATCAAAAAGGCTTCCTGCATTAGCGATCGTGTTCGCAAAATTGCCCATGCTTTCATTAAGCAACAAATTAGCGTATCGTTGGTTATTCAACGCCTGGTTAAAACTATCTAATCCGCCTCTGCCTGCTGTGATGCTTTCAAAATAAGCCATTAGTTAGTCCTTTCTTTGAGTTGGTTAGCGATCACGCTAATAGTGATGTTTTTAGCTAAACTGGTTTTAGCGTTACTCGCTTTAAAGGTGATCGTGTGCTTTCCTACCTTATCGCTCCTAAACAAAAACACGCTACCGCTCGCTAATTGTTCGTTAGCTTCGTTGTAAAAGCCTTCGTTAGCGTTAGACAAAGTGCTAAATCCCCATAACCTTGTAGGCGCATCTTTTAGCACTTCTAATTTATCGCTAAAAACCTGTATAGAATTAACTTCGCTCTGTTCGTTCAACTTCTCTAATTCCTTACCTAATTCATTTAATAGCGTTTTGAATTCGTTCGTCTGTTCTTTTTCTCGCACGCTTAAGCTCCCGTTGTCTAAGTTGATTTGATCGTATTCGCTGCCGATTTGCGCGATAATCTTAAACGCTGTTTCAAAATTGTAAAATGTGATCCCATTAGCCGCATTCGCTTGCACTTGCAATAAGCTTACAAAAGCGTTCGCTCGGTTGATCATGGCGTTATCTTTTAGGCTTTTTAGCATCGCTTGGCATTGGATTAGCTTGTTTAGGGTGTCGGCTTTGGCGCTCTGTAAGTTCGCTTGCATCCCTAAAAAGTCTATTTGCATTTTAGTCCTTAACTGCTCGCTTTGCAAATCTTGCGCTTGCTCGTTTAAAGCTAATTGCTCGCACTGTAAAGCCGCTTGCATGCTCGTGGTGTTGAGTTCTTTGTTATTGAAATTTTGTTTTTGTAAGGCTTCTTTGAATAATAAAAAATTCCTTATAAATCGGGTTGTATCCATTTTTAAGCCTTATCGATCACTTTAAACAAAAAATTCTTAACGCCCTTTTCTTTGACTAAATCAAAAAACTTTTTTACCGCTTCATTGCTTTTATAAATCATCTCTTCATCGTGTTGCATTCCTAACAAAACACACCCTAAAGTATCATGCGCGCTATTTCCTACATGGATTAAGATTTTTCGGTTTTTGAAATCCTTATTATCGGGATCTACTAGCTGTAACACTTCATGACGCTTATTATCGCATTTCTTGTTTTGGTATTCTTTAGGCACCGTGCAACTCGTATCGCTCCACTCTAATTCGTAATCTCTCGCCACGATCGGCTTATCTAAATTCGGCGTGTCTGTTGGCTCTCCGCTGTTTTCTAATGAAAAGCAACTAAATAGCGCATCTTTGTTTTCGTAGTGTTTGAGTATCGCTTTATCGCTTAAGCCTTGATCGTGCGTGCTTTCAAACACTCTAAAACTCCCTAACATGCCGCTTTCTTTCTTGTCTTTCCTTACAAGCGGCCTTAAATCGTGTTTTCTTTCTAATAGGACTAGATACATTAACTTCCTTTGTTTCTTGGTATTTAAGCCAAATCAAGGCGTGGTTTTAAGGGTTATGTTTGGTGCAAAACTTCAAATCGTTTTCTAGCGTTTCGGTATAAACCAATAACGCTCGTAAGTATTCTAAAGTTTCTAAATGTTCGCTAGGGCGTGTCGGTATTTCAATATCGCATTTAATGGGCACTTTCACCTCGTGATAGATTATCTTTTTAGCGCATGCGCTAAAGCTAACGCCAAAAACACACGCTAAAAATAAAAGCTTCAAAATAAAAAGCTTATGAAAGGATCTCATAAACTAACGCTTGAGAGCGCTTATAAAAAACCCAGTCGTTATTATAATTTGTCGGTAGGCTTTGCGTGGTTTGGTTAGCAAATGTTGCGTTATTCAAAAAGCTCGTTTCAAAACCGTCTGTGTTAGAGGTGTAATTGACGTTCACCCACAAATCTTTATGTTTCCTAGCAAATACCGCTATTTTATAATCCACTTCTTCACTTGGCGTTTTAAACGGACTATTCACTAAATAAGCGCTTATAATTTTATTACTTCCTGTCAAATTAACGGTTTTGTTCTGGTAAAAGCTATTGATGATCGGATATACCTTATTGTTCGCTTTCAAGCATAACACCATTTCGCCCATGCTTTCGGTATAAATCCCGTTTGTGCTTAATTCATAAGGCATGTTAAATTGCACGATATAGCTTTTATTGTTTTTTAGCGTGATATTACTAAGTTCAAACAATTCCCTAAACTCATCGCTTTCATTTTTGAAAAAACTCTGACGCCCATAAACATAAATTCCTACAAACTTTATATTAACGCCTTGCATTCTTGGCGTATTAATAAGCGTTTCGGTGCTAGTTTTCAACTTTTCTAATTCCAACGCTAAAGTGTTTTTAGCGTTAGTGAGTTCGGTTCTTATGTTTTTTCCTGTAGAATTAATCTTTAGTATTTCCACATTCAAGCGCAAGTCTAATTCTTGCTGTTTAGTTTCTGCTTCTTTTAGTAAAGCGTCAATTTTAGCCTTTAGTTCCTGACCGATCGTTTCATAGCCCGCTAACTGGCTTTTAATCGTTGCGATCGTTTCGGCGATATTTAAATCGTGTTCATTGAAGTTATTTAAAATCTCTAACTCGTTTAAAACCTTTGAGATTTCATAAATCCCCTCTAAACTTTTATGCACCTGCTCTTTAAAATCGCCATTATTCAAGGCGTTTTCTAAAAAATTTAAATCCATTTCACAACCTTTTTTTTAGACTGTCTAACGCTAAAGCGCTCACGCTCTCCGCTCCCAAATATCCCACGCCTCCACTGATCGCTACGCACAAGCTTTGAGGTAATTGAAAAAAAAATCCGTGATTTCAAAACTGATCCATGTGATGAGCATGCTACTTCCAATGCCTTGAATGAAATAAATCACTTTCTCACTCCTATTTTTAAAAATCTCGTTCCTCATGCTTCTAAGCGCATACAAAACGCCCACAAACAAGCCGATCAATCCTACCAGAATATACGGCATGAGTTTAGAGATTTCAAAGCCTAAAACTAAAGAGGATTGCATTATTTGATTTTATTTTTAAAAATTTTGATTTCAGGCTTTTCTAACTGCATGCCTTCTAAATGCTCGTTCAATAACTCGACGATCGTTTCTATCGCTTCTAAATTCTTTTTCAATTCATTTTCAAGCTTTTCGGTTTTGCTCATGTCTTCAATGATCAAAAACAATTCTAAAATGCCTAAAACACAAAACAAAAACAGCAAACTAGGAATAATTTTAATGATTTTTTCTTGCATGCGTTATCCTTTCTTACGCTAAAGAGTTAAGGTATAAAAATTCCATTTGTTCTAAATAATCATCATCGCTTTGTTTCTTGTTTTTGACTTTCGCTATAAAGTCCCTATAACCTTTATTGTTTCTTTTTTTAAACGCTAAACGCCTTTTTTTAATGTTGCTAATGTTTTTAATGTTTTTAAAATGTTTAATATAATTTATGTTTTTCACTTCTTAACCTTTCATTTTTCCTTATTTAATCCAAATCAAGGCTTTTTTTTAAGGGTTATGTTTGGCTAAATCCTCCATGTTGGTTTAGCGTATCGTCTTATGTTGTAGGTTTCTTTAATCTCTCGTTTTAAAGGCGCTTTCACGCTCTCATGCGTTATCGCGCTCGCTAAAGCGTCTATACAATCATCTTTTTTAAAAGGCTTGTCCGGATTGAAGCTAAAAAGCTCTTTTTCTATCTGTTCGGTGTTGTTAGCCGAATAGCTAAACACTAAAAAACCCGTATTGTAAAAAGGCCTTATCGCTTTGATTTTATCCACTTTAGAAATCTTACGGCTTGGCGTGTAGCAAATAATTTCATCGTTTAATAATTCTTTGTGGTTTTCTTTGGCTTGTTGGTTGTGTCTCGCTAGTGCCACTAAAAGCAAACGATACAATACCAAACCTCCGCCGTCGCTCTCAATGTAGGTTTTAGCGTCCTTGTATTTTTCTTTGTGCGCTAGAATGTGTTTAATTGTATCTTCCTCGCTCCAAATCCCAAAAGAACAATCTAAAACGATATACCTAACGCTTTCGTTGTAGTTTTCCACGCCCACGACGACTATAGCTCTGTTATCGGCGTTCTGGCTCAAGCTCAAAGCGTTATCTACAAAAATATAAGTGTTCATCTGTCCTAATTCGTGCGTGAAAACTTTCTTTAGATACTCTGGATCAAAATAACCGCCACTGCTAACGACTGGATCTTGTTGGTATTGCGCGCTAAATTCATCGTTGCCCATTTGCAACCTTAAGGCTTCTAATTGTTCCTTATTATGCTTTTTTTCAAATAACGGCGTATCTTTCTCTCTTATGTGTTCAAAATCCTTTATTTTGTAAAATTCTTGGTTTTCGTTCAAGGCTTTAAGTTGTATGATTTCCCATTGTTTGATCGTTTCAGTGTCAAACTCCCGCTCGCTTTGTAAAAACCCGCACAAATCATTACTCCCTAAGCGTTGCATTAAAATAGTAATATTGGAGTTAGTGTCTTGCAAGCGTGAAATAACGCTTTCTTTAAGATTCATATTCACGTTATTCACTTCTTTTTTAGAACTCATATCGCTTACTTTTATCGGATCATCGATCAGTATTTGATTAGCATGAAACCCGGTAAGCGCGCTTTTTAGCGTGGTAACAAACAAGCCTCCACCCTCTCGTAAAATAAACTCCCTTGAGTTGTTTTGCAAAAACTCTAAAGGCTCATCAAAAAAGATACTTTTGAAAAAAAAACTATCCATTAGATCCCTTACTTGGTTGGCGATCTTTCTGCATAATTCATCACTGTAAGAAATGTAAAAAATTTTCTTCGTTCGGTCTTTACCCAAACTCCACGCTATGAAGCATCTTGCGATGATCTCGGTTTTGCCATAGCTTGGAGGCATGTTCAAAATCAAACGCCTTATAAGTTCATCGCTTTGGCATGTGTTAGGTTGCGTGCATTCTAGAACCTTACATAAATATTTTATGTGCCAATTGTCTAAAAACGGCTTATTTTCGTATCGTTCCCACTTCAAGCGTAAAAATGAATAAAAATCACGCCTCGCTAATTCCCTTAACGCTAATTCTTTTAAGGCGCTTTGTTTATCCATTTACGCATGCTCCTATAGAAAAACCTAACGCTACGATAAAGCTAAACCCTAACGCTAAAACTAAAACGATCAGCCCTAACATTTCTAAAATCTTGTTTAGCATTTTCTAGCCTTTCAATAGTCTAAATTCTGCGCGCTCGGGTATTTACGCCATGTCGTTTTATCGCTCGTTTTGAGTTTCTTTTTTGGCTTGTTTGCGCTCATTTCGGTGTTATTAGCGTTATTAGCGTTTTCTTGTTGCATTTCGCTAATCGCTACCGCTTGGTTAATTTTCTCGCTTTCGTTCGTGGTTTTGGATAACGCTCCTTGTTCGGTGTATTTGTGCGCTTTAGCTTGTAATTCCAAAATCTCGGCTTGTAATTTTTGGATTTGCAAGGCTTGGATTTGCTCGTTGTAAGGCGCATTCGCTTGGGCGTTTTGTTGTTGTAAGGCGTTAGCGTTTTCTATCGCTTCTAAAACGTCGTTAGTGATCGGGCTGTCCATGTCGTTTAGCATTAGTGGCACTAAATTAGGCACTAGATCCGGTCTTATGGGCGCTAAAATCTTTAAAAGCTCATTCCAGTTGTACCATTTTTCGTCTCGGCTTTCCGTCTTTAGTTGGGATTTCAAAATCAGATCAAATTTAAGCGGTCTTATCCTGTTATCGTCGCTAGAATTGATTTTAAAATACCGATCGCCTACTTTCCTATCTACAATTTTGAAAACTTGTTCTTTGGTGAAATACTCGCAAATAAAGCTAACCGCTAACTTGAAAATCAAGCGATCCATTTCATCAGTCGCTTTTAAAAAGGTTTGTAAGCCCATTAGCCCGCTTTCTTTCCTTTGCGCGATCGCAACCCCACTCTGTCTATTCACTGCCATGCCTAAGCTTTCATCGTTTAGTCCTGCTAATAGCCTTAATAGTTGGCGTTTTTGCTCGGCTTTTTGGCTTAAAGCGCTCAAGTCCGCTTGATTGTTCATAAACTGGATTTTATGGTCTTTTAAAGCGTTCGGTCGAACCTTAGCGATCGCATTATCTAAGCTCATGGTTTCTACAAATTCCGCAACATCCACGACGGCGTCCTCTTCAAACATCGCCTTAAAACTTCCCATCATGTTACCCATGCGGTTTTCGGCGTAGTTAATAAAATCTTGCATTGGCTTAATGTCTCTAAACAAGCCGTAATAATTATTCAGCTCGTCCGTGTATAGCTTGGAGATGATAAAAGGGCATGCGCCGGTTTTAAAAGGCTTTAGCTCGCTTTTATAAATCCCAGCGCTTCGGCTCCATAAATACCTATTCCACTCAAAGCTTTGCGAATTTTGATTATATTCTTTGTACCAGCTTTCAATCACGCTCGCTATTCTTTCGTGATTCACGCTGGAGTAATTCACTACCACGCTCTCACCAAACAATAATAACGCTTCTTGCTCCGTGATTTCTAGCATCTTATGAAAACGCCTCGCATCTAGCGCGTTCTTATCCGTAGAAAAATAATCAATCACAAAGCTTTCAGGTTTCAAGGCTTTAATATCAATTTCTATGTTTTTTTCCTTATCCTCTGTAACCCACAATTGGATAACCCCTAAGCCACCGATCAAAAGGTTCTTATCCCGTTCTATCATCGCTTTATCGTAGTTTTCTCGTTGGATGAAAACCTGTAAAAGGCTATTGAGTAAATCGCTTAAGGCTCTGTCTTCTTCTTGTTTAGGGCTTAATCGTATCTCGCTTATGCTTTCAATTTTGTAACCTAAAATCTTATTTACAATCACTTTAAACATGTTTTCTACGATCGGCGTTTGCCCTCGATCTAAAATAATGTTTAGCACGTCTTGCGGGAGTTGGTTGCCGTTGTAGTATTTCTTGGCTTCTAAAAATTCAGCGTTAGCGATTAAAGCCTTTTGATAGTCGTTAGAAAAATCGTTCTGTAAGGTTGTAAAGTCCATTTTTAGCCTTGTTCTTTTTACTTATTAAAGCAAAATCAAGGCTTGTTTTTAAGGGTTATGTTTTTGTTAAAACCTTGTCATAATGTCAGCGTTATTTTTAGCGATCGTATCAATCGCTTCCCTATTTTGTAAGCGTTCCTGTTCTCTGGCGTTATAGCGTTGTTTTTCCAATTCGAACTGCTCTTTAGCCATTCTCGCGCTTTCTTTAGCGCTTTTGTTCTGCTCGCTAAAGTTGATCGCTCCCACGATCAAGCTCCCTAATCCGCCGATCGCACCTCCTAACATCCCTAAACCTCCATAACCGCCCACGCTCTCCATGAAGTTAGAAAATTTAGAGGCTCTAGGCGTTTCTACGGGCTTATAATTGTTCACAAAATCGCTATAACTCGTTTTAGAATAATTCAACAAGCCGAAGTTTTTCGGCATGCTTTCTCGTGTTAGACCTGGCTTATTGTTAGCGTTTTCAGGTTTGAAGTAGTGCGGATCGTTTAAAGGGTTCTTAAAAAACATTTTTTAACCTTTCTTAAAGTTTTCAAGCGTTCTTAACATTTCTTAATTTTCAAAACATTTTTAAACATTTCAAAACATTTTTAAACATTTCAAAAATGCTTAAATTATTTAATACTCTACTTCAATCACGCTAGGTAAAAAATACAACACTCTTAAGACGCCTTTAACCTCGTTCCCGGTAGCGCTTTTAACTTCTGCCACTACTACCTTATTACTCGTAGCCGTGTAGTCTTTAGCGCTCGTGGCGTTCTTACTGTTTTGCACGGTTTCTAAAGTCAAAAAATAGTTTTTGGTGGTTTCATCTTTAAATCCCACGCTAACATTTCCAGCCGTAGGAGAACCTAGCACTTCCAAACTCACCTTAACCACTTCCGCACCGCTAGGAAGTGCCACTAAATCATAAACGCCGTTTTTGAATTCAAATTCCGCTTTTGCTAGATAGCTCACGCTGTGGACTTTTTGTTTCATTTTTTTCCTTTCTTATTCCATGTTAGATACTAAACCGATCACGGCAAAATCTTGGTTATCATAAGGCGTTACCACTCCGTCCGTGCTTTGGTACTTGGCTTTAGACACGCCTAAAAGACAATCCACGCCGACTAAAGACTTCCTACCCGCATCCACGGTTTCATCAATGTAAAACCTCGTTTCTTTAGATCCTGCTAATAACACCGCGCTAGCGCCGATCAAGCAACCGATCGAGATCTCTTCTTTAATTTCAATGTTTTGTTTTTTGGCAGTTTTTAGCGTTTCTTTGAGTTGTCTAGGCGTTACAATGTTATTCACATTGGCTTTATTCACGTAGCGTGAAAAATCGCTATCGCTCACGGTAGAATTAGGCATGCCCACATTCAACTTATTCCACACGCCCGCATCAATCACCGGACAATTATCAATCACGCCCAAAAGCCCGCTATACAGCATGCCTTTATCTTCACCTGCGAAGGCGTAAAGCTTGCGTAATTCTTTAAATTCGCTATCTGCTTTAAGTTGGTTCGCTTGGTAACTATCCAAAAAGATAATGTAGCTTGTGTTTTGCACGATCACATTGCCCACGCTTTGCATGCTCGCTCTAACGGGTTTAATCGGGAACGCTTTAGCGTGGTTTTCTTTTAAGCCGTTTCTGGCGTGAAAAATCGCTTTTCTAATCGTGGCTACATTCATCGTTTGGTTGTAAAGGTAGTTAGTGAAATCGTTAGTCAAGCTCGCAACGATCCTTTTATCTCTTTCTTCATTCATCCATGTAGTCAAGCTATCCACGCTTTCCTTAATGAAATCAATGCGTTCTAATTCGCTGTAAGCTTTGATCTTGGATCGCAAGGAATTGCCAAAAGCGTCCGGATAGATCGTCTGGCTTAAGATCTCTAAATTATCATAATTCGCCTCAAAATCCGTATTACCGCTTACACCGCTACCGGTTAACTGCGCTTTAATTCTTGGGCGAAATGGTTGTTGATTAGCCACGCTAAAAAGCCTAATCCCACGATCCGCACCGGTGCCTGTGATGCTAAAAAACGGGCTTTTTACCCAGCTTGCGTTTTGGATTTCCCTACCGACTTCTATCCCTAAATTAGGATTATTGGAAATGTTGTTGAAATTGATGTTATTGAGTTTTTCTAACATGCGATCGCTCCTTAGTATCTTGTCATGATGTTTTCATTGTTAGCGTATCCCACACCGCTAACGCCGTTACCTAACGCTTCTTTAGGGAGGTTGTTTTTTTCTTCTTCTTTCTGTGCTTCTTCAGGCTTAGAATTGAGCGCGTTGAAATAATCTAAAACCGCTTCAAAAAACGCCTCGCCTTCTAACTTGTCAATTTGCTTTTTAATGCGATTTGGGATCTCTTCGTTATAAAACTCTAAAAGCTCGTTTAAGTCAATGTTAGGGTGTTTTTTTAAAAACGCTTCTTTGTCTTTTTCAATTTCTTCGTTTTCTCTGTCTTTTTGGATTTCAGCGCTTAAATCCATCGCTCTGCCCACTTTGTCCGTAAGCTTTTCTCTTAGGTAGTTGTTTTGCTCCGTGAAAACAAACCGGTAAAACTCCGGCTTGTTGCTAAAAAACAGATCTTCCACTTTCTCGCTCGTCTTATCCACCATGTGCTTAATGAAATCCTGTTCCAAACTCGCTTCCGCTTGCGCGATCTCTCGTTTCAAGGTTTCAAGCTCAATTTCTTTTTCTTTGATGCCCATGCCTATCCTTTCTTATTTGATTGTCAAACTTTAACAAAAAGCTAAAACGATTTTAAGGGTTATGTTTTTCAAAAAAAAGACATAACCCTATTTTTGTTTTTTTCTTTTTGGTATTATTCTATCGCTATTAGGATTTTTCTGTCGTTCCTAATAGCGGTTTCTTTCTAGTTTTTAGTTTGAATGCGTTAGCATTTAAAAAATACTTCTTATCCTCTTGAATGGGCTTGGTTCAAGAGGAATCTCCTAAACCTTCACTACTTTGCTAAAATGGATGTTTCTAGAATACATCAGGCTTAAATAGTTCGTTAGGTTGTCTTTGGCTAGTTTTAATAATTTCTTATAATTCGCTAAAATGCTAAAATTAGCTTCATTGTTAGGTATTTCTAAAAGACTGCACAAAACGCTATACACTAAAACATCAATGCATATTCTAGGCATGTTAATGCTATCTAAAACATTATTTACCTCTTCATAAGTATAATGCACCACTTCAAGCTCTCCGCTTCTAAACGGCGTTACACTTAGCCTATCGCTCAAAATCAATAATTCTAATTCTCCGGTATCTTTTTCTATGCTGTTACGGCTCTCTATTTCTTTCTTATCTAATTTCACGCTTTCTATCCCTAAAAGGTTGTTAATCGTTAAAAAGCGTTCTTCTTCAGTGATTAAGGCTCTTGTGATCGTTTTGTTTAATTTGAACTCTAAACAAATTTTTAAAAGCGCTTGATTGATGTTTTCAATGATCACGCTGTCTAAAATTTCATAATTCCCTACTTCGTTATCGTTTAGGCGTTCTCTAACTTTGGCTACAATTTCGCTAACTTCTATCATTTTAAAATCCTTTCTACCAATTGCTTTTCTTTTTCTGCAAAAAACTTAGGCTTAAGATAATAAACGCCTTTAAAAATGTTCTTTTCATACACCGCTAAAAAATCCGCTAATAAAGCCTTTTGTGGCTTGTTTTCTGGCTCTTTAGCGTTTAATAGGTAGTTTTCTATGTTCTCCACTAAAAGCGCGTTAAAATTGAGATTTTTAGGATAATCCCTATAATCCAAATCTCCCACGCCTTCACACACTCCAAAATTAGCGTTATTGAATTTAAAAAAGTTTTTCTGCGTGAAAGGTAGTTTTAGTTTTTGATGGGCTTGTATTTCTTGCGTGTGGATTCTAACGCCTCTATGATCAAACGCTTCTAAAACACCGCTCACATCAAAAACCACGACTCGCATCATTTCAAGCCTTTCACTTTAGCGAACAACCGCACGGCGTAATAAATCAAAACCGCTTTAAACACCGAAAACGCTTTCACTTCTAGCATGCTTTCTAAAAACAGATCGTCGCATTCTTTTCGGGTGTGGATTAAAAAATCCTGAGGTCTAGGCGCTACACCATTCAAAACGTCGCACATGTAGTCATGCAAGATCGCGCACTTCAAACCGCTCCCGTATCGTGGGATCACAAAATTAAAACCCATGTTCGTAAAACCATCGCTCACAAAACCGCTCGGCACAATCAGCTTTTTTGCGTGATCTTGCTTCAAATAGTATTCAAATCCTTCAACCAGCCTTAATTTTTTCCCGTCGTTGCTAAACTCCGCCACGATTGGATCGCTAAACTTCCTCATGTCAAATATTCTTTAATTTCAAATTTTTCTAACGCTTCTAAACTCGTTACAGCGTTCAGGCGTTCTTTTTCTCGTCCGTAAAACAAAATCAGATCGCTTTTGAATTTCAAAGCTTCTTGCGATAATTTCAATAATTGCGCTTTGGTGTGTTTTTTGTAGGTTTTGAAACCTACAACGCCGTTAATCACTTCAGCGCACCTAAAAACCGAATCAATGCGCGCTATCACTAAAGCCTGTAAGTTCGCTTGATCTTCTAAAGTCAAATCATACGCATGCAAGCTCCCTAAAACCTCGCTTTTAAAGTCCTTAATGATTTTTTCTTTACAAATAGCGTTAATTTTTTCTATCGTGAGTTCTTTGAGTCTTGTGAAAACCTGTTCTTCATTCTGTTTTTTTTGATCCTCGCTTAGCGTAACGTCTGCAATTTCCATTTTTTACCCCTTGACTTTTTCAAGTTTTTGTTTTATAGTTTCAATGGTAGCCCACTCATTGCTTTTTAGCATTTTTAGCTATCCTGCGGAATGAAAGAGTGGATAATGTCCGCCTTGTCAATCTCTGTTTTCAAATAATTCTCCGAAGTTCTTAATCCTGTTATAAGCTTACTATCATGATCTTGCGTAACTAAAAAATAATAAATCGTTTTAGGATCGCCTTGAAAGGCTTTGATATGTTCTTTCTTAACTTCCTTACCTTGCTCTTTGAAAATAAGCGTAATGTCAGGTTCTTTCAAGGTAGGTTCTACTAAATGCAAATAAGCTAATCGGTGCTTGCTGTCAGGCTTGTTTTTTAAATGTTTAATGAAATTTTCTTTATTTTCAACGCCGTTAAAAGCGTTTAAAAAGCTCTCGGTATCGATCTCTTTTGGTAATGGTGTAGGCTTGATAGCGTTCAAATCTTTCAAAAACGCTTCTTTGTCTTCTATGACTTTAAAGGCTCGTTCTTTTATTTCTTTCTCTGTTTCTTCTGCGGTTTTCTTACTAACTTCTTTAATCCCTTTCTCGCTCTCTTTTTGCATGCCCTTCACGGCTTGAACTAAGCGATTTAAAACGGGATTATTTTCATTCGGTTCTCTATTGACCATTAAAAGGTAATGCGTAAAATCGTAAATGTCAATGTCCTTAAATTCCTTGCTTTTAGGATCGAACATGTCTTTAGTGATGTCTGCGATCTTGAACTCTTTCAAGCCTTTTTTAATGTTATCGCTCTTTAACGCTTCAAATAACGCCTTAGAAGGATCATCAAACCTCGCAAAGCGCGCGATCGCACCTCCTAAAATCTCGCTTATATCACTAGTCGCTTGATCGCTCTTTTCAAACATGTCTAAAGAACTCGTTTTATAGAATTTCTCGCTCAAATCTTTTAAGCTCTCGCTCGTGGTTTGGTAATTCTTTAAATTGGCAAAACTGCGATCCATGATATCGCTCAAATAAGCGTTTAAACTCACCTTAGGGAAGTTCATATCATGGATTAAATTGTGAAAGCTTCCGGCGTTATCTACAAACATTTTTTTTACTTTTTCATAGCTTTTAATGTCGTTAGAAAACGCTTTCTGCCAGCGGTTGAGTAATTCTATCCCTTGCGTCTTGGTTCTTGGCATGTTGAACATTAAAAGCGCTAAATTACTATCTCCTACATTAGGGTGAGTGGCCTTATCAAAATTAAGGTTATTCGCTACGATGTTTTTTAAGGAGTAGATGCTATCAGCGTCTAATTTCTTTTCTAATTCTTTCAATTTCGCTTCGTAATGGCTTAAAACCGCTATTGCGTGATCGCTCTCGCTGTTAAATCTTCCTTGATTGCTTGAAGCCGCTAAATTGTTGATCTCGGTGTTGTCTAGGCGCTTATGTGGCACTCGCACTAACAGCTCGTCCGGTTTTAAGTCTATGTTATAGTATTCCTTAATCGCTCTCTCGTAAGCAAAACGGCTTTTAGGCGTGAAATTCAGCATGCCTTGGATGCGGTGGTTTCCTGCGATCACTTGCCCATCATGTAAGATGATGGGTAAATCTTCAAACCCTCCGCTCCCAAATATCTTTTTAGGGTCAAAATTTTCAGCGATGCTTTTAATCTGCTCTTCGTTCATGTCGGTGCGTTTTTGCGTCCCGCCTGTGGTAAAGCTTGGCTTTAGATCTTTGGCTTTGACGATCGCATAATCTAGATCGTAAATCTCTCGTTCGTTCAACCTCACTCGGCTTTTGGGGATCTGCGCTTGGATTTGCGTGGGTATATCCTCTCCTACTTCTATTTTAGTCTGGCTTTCAATATTGCCCGCATTGCCTCGCTCGTGTTCTAACTTTCTTTTTAACGCTTCTTTACGCTTTAATTCTTGCTCTTTAGCTTTTAAAAATTCCTGTTCGCTTTGTAGGGCTTCGCTTTCTAACTTCGCAAGCTTTTCGGCGTTAGCTTGTTCTAATGGGCTTAAATGGGTAGGTTTTGGTGTGGTTTCGTTTAAATTTTCTATTCTTTTTAATAAATCCTCTTGATCTTTTAAAGGTTTTTGAGTAGGATTATCTCCATTAAGGGTAATGGGTTGTGTCCCGTTATCCTTTGAGGTGCTAGGTTGTGGCCTGGCATCTCTAAAATCTTTAAAATTCCTATCGCTATAAAAATCAAAAATCTTATTCCCATCGTTTAAATCATCTACAACTAACCTAAGCTTAACGCCGTTATTATCCCATTCATAGCCGTATCTAAATCCGTTTTTAAGCCTTTCAAAACTCTCTAATAACACGCTTCCGTTTTTAATCGTTTCGCTCATGTTAATCAGTTCGTCGTTAGTGAGTCCGCCTGTGTTCTCTTCTCCGTAATGTTTAACTAAAATCTTTTTAGCTCCCGCATGCCTTGTGCCTTGATCTAAAATGTAAAGGTCGTTTAAATCTATCTTTTTAATTTCTGTTTGGTCTAGTTCGCTCTTAAACACCTTCAAAACTTGTTGCTGTTCTTTAGTCAGTTTGCTTTCATCAATCTTTTGTAATTCTTGTAGGGCTTTTTCGTATTTAGTTACCTTTCTTTGATTTCTTCGCTCGCTTGTTTGACGCCGTTAGTCAGCTCTTCAATGATTTTAAGCGTGTTGTTACTAAATTTAGCGTTTTTGGCGCTTAATTCTAAATTCTTACTAAACTCGTTTATGCTGTGGCTTCGTTCTAACGCTCTTTTTAGGTGATACTTTAAGGCGGCTCCTGCGGTGGCTTCGTTCAAGGCTTTGGGGAGTTTAATCCCTAAAATGCGATCGGGAGCGTTGCGGTATAAAGTCCCTAGCGTGAATTTAGTCCATTGGTATTTTAACGCTCCGCTTAGAGTGGTCGCTAAACCTTGGCTTAAGTTTTTCGTGATAGCGGGCTTTAGGCTTTCGGCGATCTTAGCGTCGTTTTTGAAAAGCTTATGAAAACCGCTCGCTATGTCAATGTATTCTTTAGCTTTGGGCGTGGTAAAAACATCGCTTTTAAACTCGTTTAGCTTGTTGAAAAACTGCCCGCTATCAAACACCTTTAAGCTTTCGTCTTGCTTTAGGCTTTGTTCTAACAAACGATTAAGCATGCTCAATTCTAGGCGTTCCTTATCGCTTTCGTTTAAGCCTTTCGTTAGCGCTTGGTAGTTGCTTAAATCCTTTTGACCTTGTCCTTGTATGATTTTCATTAAGCTGTTAATAGCGTCGCTTTCTTGCGTGTGTTTGTCTCGCATCTTAGCCTTATCCACTAATTCTAAAGCCTGCTTCATGTCTTTGTAATCGCTAATAGCGCTTTTTTGGAGTTCGCTAATTTTTTCATAAGCGCTTTTGTTTTGCCTTAATAAGCTTTCTATAGCGTTATCAATATCGTTTTTTAGAAAATTAGCGCTCGCTTTTTCGATATACCCTAAAGTGGAAGGATCTTTGACGTTGCGTAAATAAGCGTTGATTAGCTGGCGTGAGTTCTTTAGTTGCTCGTAAGTAACGCCGTTAGGATTATAAACATTCTCTTCAATCTGTCTTAAAAAGCTTTTAGCTTGAACATCGATCTCACCTTGCGCTTTCAAGTCGTTCAAAAACTTTTCAAAACCGGTTAAATCTTGCACGCTCTCTCGTAAATTCACCTTGTAGCTGTCATCGTATAGCTTTCCTATGATTTCATTTAAGGCTTTGTCGTAGCTTTCTTTTGTGCCTTGTTCTAAGTTGTCAAAAACGCTCTTAATCTCGTAGTCTTTTAAGTCAAACTGCTTTAAGGATTTCGTTAAGTTCTCGGTGGTTTGGTTGAGAATGGATTTTAAATTAGCGTTAGCTTTAGGGCTTAAATTAGCCGCTTCAATCAAAAACGCTAAGGTGTTACCGGTTTCATCGCTTCTAATGGCTCTTATAAAGGCTTGTTGCTGTTCTTTGTGGTTGTCTAGCGTTAGGATTTCCTTAATGCTATCGTAAGCTTTTAGCTTGCTTTCATCGCCTTTAAAAACGCTTTTAATCTTATCCCTTAAAAAGTCCTTATTATTTTCGGCGTTGATCTTAGTCTCGCCTCCAAACTGCGCGCTAAATTCTTTTAAGGCTTCTTGCTGTTCTTTAGATAGCGTGTTTTCTATGATCTCGCTCGCGCGCTTGGTGTTGCCAGTGAAAAAGTTTTTAGTGAATTGAAACGGCATGCTCATCTCAGCTAACTTTAACGGCGCTTTTATTAGCGGCTTAATCGCCTTACCGGCTCCTAACATGATCGTATCGGTCGCTAAAGATAAAGCGCCTTCACTTAACGCATGCCTTATGATTTCATCGGCTTTATTTTCTCGATCTAACGCTAGATTAGTGATTATCGCATCAGTAGCGGCTCCGGTGGTCGCTCCTAAGGCCGTGCCTGCGATCGCTCCTCCCACTAATCCTAACGCTCCAGCGTTTTTACCGACTTTAGCGCCTGCGATCGCTCCTGTTACGCTTCCCGCTATAGAAAACTTATTATTTAAAAGGCTTTGCGTGAAATTGTCTATAAAGCCGTCGTTGATCTTGTAAACCTTATCGCCTTTGATCACAAAAGGTTCATTTTTTTCATTGTAGATCACGCCGTCAAAATGGTATAAGTTTTTAGCGATCGTTTCAAAATCTTTTTTAGCTTTTTCTTGCGCTTCTTTGTCGGTATCCGTGAATAAGCTAAAAAAGTCCTTGTTCTTGTCAATGTTGCTAAACGCTGAATAGGCTTTCTGTATTTCTTTAGTTATTTCCTTGGCTTTTTCTTTTTCCTTGTATTCTTTGAGTTTCTCCACTTCGCTTGTGCCTTTAATAGCATCCAGCGCATTATTAAAAAAACCGCTATCATTGTCTATTAAATCCTTATCGCTTTGAGTGAGTTCCTGGATCGTTTTTTGGAGTATGCTTTTTCGCTGTAAGTCTTTTTGATAATCTTCTTTGGCGATCTCGTTCTTGGTTTTAAGAGGGTTTAAAATACTCGTTTCGGCTTTGTTATAATAATCATCTTTTAGTGCGCTGGGTAAATCTTTAAACTCTATCTTATTGTCTAAAGCTTGCGTTTTAAGGTCGGTTAGTTGTTTTTCTCGCGCTTTGGCGTTGTCGGTTTGGTATCCTACAAAACCTCCTAACTTGTCTAATAAACCTAATTCCGTGAGTTCTTTTGATTTTTGATTGAGATCCACGATTAAGTCTTTTTTCTTTTGTTCTAATTGTTCAGGCGTGAAAATAGGATTTTTAAGCGGGTATAGCGGCGTTCTCGGTAAGTTTTTGAAATTGATTTCATTATTTTCTAACGCTTGCATGTCTAATCCTAAAATCATTTTACTTATTTAAGCCAAATCAAGGCGTGGTTTTAAGGGTTATGTTTTTCAAAAAATAAGCTCGTATAATTCTTTTTGCTGTTGTGGGGCGAGTTCTGCCATGCGCCTGTAGAATTGATCTTGCCTATTCAATATTTCAAAACTAAAAAATCCTAAAAGCTCGTATACCCTTTTTTCTTTTTGGTAGTATTCTCGCACGCTTTGGTTTTTGTCAATAATAGTGGCTCTTAATTCTCCGGTAATTTGCGGGTAAACATCTCTTTCTTTTTTCATAGTGGTGCGTTCGTTACCGATCGCGTTAATTTCGTTGTTTAGGTTTTGTTTTTCTTGTTCTTTCTGCCATTTAGCGCTTTGTTGGTTGTGTTTTTCTCGCTCTATGGATTGTTTTTGGTTTTCTAGGTTTTGCTTTTGTTGTTGTATAGGGTTTTTTGCTTGTTCTTTTTGATTTATAGCGTTCTTTAGCGTTTCGGTGTGGTTTTGTATGGTTTTAATGCTTTCTTTCAATTTTAGGGCGTTTTCTTGATCTTTTTGGATTTCTTGCTGTAAGGTGTTTAGATCCTTTCCTTTTAGCTGTTCTTGTAGTTGGTTGATCGTGTTTTCTAATTTATCAAGCCGTCCTGATTCTTTTTTACCGCTTGGAGCGGTTAGGATCTTGTGCCTCAAGCCTTTGGCGTATTGGCTTATCTGTTTGAAAAAAAGCGCGCTTTCTAAATGTTCGCTCCCTAAATTAAAATTCAAAATTAAATCATAAAACTTCAAGGCTTTCACCTGTTCTATTTCCCCTAAAGCGCTATAACTATCATTGCCCGGTAAAAATTTTTGATAGCTGTTATCTAAAACCTGGTTTAGCGCGTTGGTCCTAAACTGGTTATTGATGCCGTCCATGTTATTGGGCGCGTTTAGCGCGTTGTAGGTTTCTTTGCCCGGATTGTGATACTCGTAGATGAAGCCTTTAGGCAGTATCGCATACGGATCGGTTAGAAAAAAGCGCGTTAGCGTGTTTTGGTTATTCTTTCGGTTTAAGGCGCTTTGTTGTTGGGCTTGTATATTAGGAGGGTTGTCGGTCAAAAAATTAAATTGTTTCTTCCATTTGGATTGCTTTTTGAGTCTTTTTAGTTCTTGTTTGAGTTTTTCTAATTTTTTCAAGCTTTCTAAAACTTGCTTTTTAGCGCTCGTTTCTAATTCTAAAGCGTTTAATTTTTCTTGTTCTTGGTTTCTTGCGTTTTCGTTAGCGTTAATTTCATGATTCAAGCCTGCTATTTCGTTGTTTATGGAGTTTAGCGCTCGATCTTGAGCGTGGATGTCTTGGTTTAGGCGGTTGATTTCTTGGTGGAGTTGGTTAAGGCGTCTTTCAATCTCTAAAACACGCTTAAAAGCGTTCTGCATTCTTTGATTAGCGGGAGCGTTTTGGGCGTTCAAATAATCAAGAAGGTTTTTATAATCTCTAAAAATGAACGTGTTATAAATACCGGTTATTTTAGGATAGCCACCTCTATAGCCACCGCTAGAGCTGGCGTTACTTAAGGCGTTGCCTAAAGAGTTAATAAAACCACTCAAAAAATTACTACCGCTAGAGCCACCACCAGAGCCAGAGCCTACGCCTATATCAATCCAACTCATGCTAAACCTTTAAGCTTTTTGAGTGTGATTTTAGCCGTTATTTAAGGAGGTTTGTAGGGTTAGAAGTCCGCCTAAAAATAGGATTTAGGCGGTGTTTAATCTTTCAAAAAAGGAATTTCTGCAAAAACACAGAGCCTTTTAAATAAAGGAGAAAAAAATGCATTCCAAAATATCCCAACAAAATTTGGAAAACAAAAAAATAATACCTAAAAAAAGTTAATCAAACCTTTTTTACTGCGCTTGAATTTCTTTAATTTTAGCGTTTAAGGCTTGCGCTAAAGCGTAATCCTTGCTTTCTAAAGCAATCGCTAAAGAATGTTTTAAGCCTTTGGTTTTGAGTTCCACTAAAGCGCTTTTTTGATAGCTTTCAGGAATGGTTTTAAACTTTTTTAAAAAATCCAAACCTCTAAAATCCCCACTAATAAGGCGTTTAAAAAAAAGAGGATAGCCCACATCGCTTGGCGTTAAATAACGCCTTGCAATGTATCTAAATTCTTCGCTTTCAAGCATGGTCGCATAAATACGCGCTTCTAATAGATCTAATTTGCCCGTTGTGGCTTTTGGCTTAACGGGTTTTATTTGCTTTGGCACTAAAAACGAGTTTAGGATTTTGATTAAATCCGCTTGCGTGAAGGGTTCAAAATTATCAAGGATTTTTAAAATATTTCTATAGTTTAAATCCTTTTGGTGCGTGGGTAGTCCCGCTCTCAACAAATAAGCGCAATAAAACTTAAATCCGTTAATCTTGCGTAAATTAGGGCGTTGGTTGGCTTTTTGGTAATCGCTCAAGTCTTTCATGGCGCTATCTTTGATCTTAATCACGCTAAAATTGGTTATATTGTGTCTCAAACACAAATCAAGCGCTCTAATGGTGGCTTCTAGCCCGGCGATATCGTTATCAAAACTAAAACACAGCTCCACGTTCAACTTATTCAAAAACGCTAAATGTTCTTTAGTGAAAGCGGTCCCGCTCGTGCAAATGGCGTTCTTGTAGTCAAAATGTTCGTAAGCGATCACGTCAAAAAAACCCTCACAAATGATAACCTGCTTTTTTTGTTTGATGGCTTCTAACGCGCGCTGATAGTTGTACAAAAAAAAGGTCTTATTAAAAAGGCATGTTTCTCTGCCGTTAATGTATTTAGGGGCTTTGTTGGTTTTTAGAAGTCTTGGAATACACAAACGCGCGCTAAAACTTCTAATCTGGCCTTTGCTATCCTTTAAGGGTATAGTAATACGATAATTGCAAAAACTTTTTAGTTCTTTTTCTTGGTTTTTATCCGAAAAAAGCCCGCAAGCGATTAAATCCTCTCTATTAAAACGCTCTTTTAAAACTTCCAAATCCCCATGCAAGCAATAACCCAACTCGTAAGCTTCTATCATTTCTAAACTGATCGCGCGCGTGTTAGTCAAGTAGTTTAATACTTTCGGCTCGTTTTTTAGCCTTTCTTTAAAAAGGTCATTCGCATACGATAACAACTCTTTCAGGCGTTCGTTTCGCTCGGTTTTGGCGTTTGTTTCGTATTCTAAATGGTAGTGATAGATTTTAGCGATCTCTTCAACGGCTTCAATGAAGCTTATTTTTTGGTATTCTTGTAAAAACTTCAAAGCATCACCGCTAACACCACAGCCGAAGCAATGGTAAATATTTTTTTCAGGACTCACGATAAAGCTTGCGGATCGTTCCTCATGAAAAGGACAGCACGCTTTGAAATTCACACCGGCTTTGTATAAATCCATGTAGCGCTCCAACACTTCCACGATCTGGATGCGCTCTTTTAACGGTTCAAAATTAGTGATTTTCATAACAGATCCACCATGTCGGCTTCATCGTATCCTTTCGGGATAGGAGCGTTATAATCCACTTCAAAAAAACGATAATCTATATTTTTTAAGTATCTCATGCCGCTTAATCCGGTTTGTTTGTTTTTCAAAATAACAACTCTTCGGTGTTTAGAGCGCTCGTAAAAATCTCTAATGTTAGGCAATTCATGCCTTTTTAGCCTTTCTATGCGTATCATCAAATGCGCTTCATGACCGCCTTTGCGTGATCCGGTTGGCGTGTAGCTGTCGCTTTTGGAATTCTGCACGATAAAAATAACCAACACTTGCAAATTCCTAGCAACCTCACTCAAAGCCGTAAATTTAGCGGTTTCTACTTCTTCAGTAGTCCTGCCAACGATTGGCGCTTGGATTTTCATTTGGCTGTCAATCAAAAAAACCTTATGTCCTTCTTTAGCTAATGATCTTATTTGAAAAATGAGATCGTTGAGTTCGCAACTTTGATCGTCGATGAAATAATTTTCCGGCTTGATGGTGAAGCGCTTTTCTCTTAAAGTTTCAATGTGCTTTCTAACGCTAAATTCAAAACCAAAATAAGTCACCTTGTGTTGTTGCTGCGCTTGCGTTAAACACTGCACGCCTAAAAGCGTTTTACCGGCTTCAGGATCACCGCTGAGTAATACCATTTGCCCTACTTCAATGCCTCCCTCTGTAACGGTATCTAAAAAGTTAATGCCGGTTTCAATCTTTTCAATAGGCGCTTTATTGTTGAAAAACTCTTCCCATTCCCAAAAATACTTACCGTTGCGCTTGATTCCTAAGCTGATGTATTTGTCTAAAAACTCGTAATCAAAAACCTCGCTCTTGCGTGTGGCTTCTTTGAGTTTGTTAGCGAGGTGTTCTTGCATTTGAAAACATAAATACGTTTTAAAATCGCTTTTCAAGTTCAAATAATCCGGATAACTGTCCGCTTGTAAAATCGCTTGAAATTCCTTGCTTTCAAAATCCTTTTCACCGATCTTTAGCTTGATCGTTTCAAGCCTTATCGGTTGGTTTTTGCGATTCATATCCACTAAAGCCTTAACCACCTTTTGATTGAAGGTGTTAAAACTTTTTAGGCTGATGTCTTCTAAAAAATCCTCTATGTGTTGCGGATAGTCTAAAAAACTTTTTACTATCAAATTTTCCATGTCGTTTCCTTAGCGTTTCTTTTGGTTCTTTTCTTCTAAAATTTCTAAAAAGCTGTCAAACTCTCTTAAGGTCAAATGCACTAAAAGGTTTTCTTTTCCAAACTGCTTAAGCCCTTTCAAAATAGCTAAACGCACGATCTGAGTAAGCTTGTAATTGTTTTTTCTTTTCAGCCTTTGCAATTCTTTCAAGTTGCTTTCTCTTAAGCTTATTTTTTTGGGCTTTACTAACAAGAGATCTTTTATAAGCGCGTTTCGATCGTTGCCATGCTTTCTCATCACTCTCTCCTTTCTGTGTTTCTATGAAAAAAATAATCAAGCGCTCTAAAATAACGCTTCGGCTTTTGTTTTCTAGCGCTTTCAAGGCTTCTAAAATCTCTAAAAATCCGTTTTCAAGTAACATGCTATTAGTCCATACCTTGGGCTTAAAATTCTTGTTAGCGTGTTGGTAATTCCACGATCGCATGCTTAACTCCTACCAGATGTAAAGCCCATCATATTTGGGATTAGACTTATATTCAAACTCAAAATGACTCATCATTTCCTCGTTTCTTTGTTCGGCTTCGCTCTTGTAGCTTGGCTTTTCAAAATGCATGACCTCATAGATTTCGTTATAGTTTCGGCGTATTATTAAACTTTCAATTTAATTTTGTTTAAAATATATTATGTGTATAATCATAAGAAATTTAATCAAAGGTAGTGCCATGCTTATAAACGCTGTCATAGAAAAAGATGAGAATGGGTATTTTGCTTTTGTCCCCTTTCTAAAAGGCTGTGTATCACAAGGGAAAAGTTATGAAGAAGCCCTAAGAAACATTAAAGAAGCCATAGAGCTTTATTTGGGAGATTTAGAAGCCGATGAGTTAGCTTTTCTTTCTAAGAAAAATTCTGTAATAGCACCCATTGAGATAGCTTTTGCCTGAATTGCCACGACTCACAGCTAAAGAAGCAGAGAAGCTATTATTGCAGAATGGATTTGTTTTCTCTAGGCAAAAAGGCAGCCATAGAATTTATGTGAAAGATAAAATCAGGCAGGTTTTGCCTTTTCATTCTGGCGAAATCTTGCACCCTAAAATAGTGAAAGAAATCATGGAAAATATCCTTAAATGAAATCTAAAGAAGTCTTAAAGATCTTAAAAATATCCCGTGTTACTCTTTGGAAGTATGTTAAAAGTGGAAAGATACGAGTTAAACAAGAACCCAATGGTTACTATATATACAACGATTCTGATGTCTATTCTTTAGCAGGAATTGAAGATGGTAGGCTGAATGTAGTTTATGCTAGGGTAAGCACTCAAAAGCAGAAACAAGACTTGCACAATCAAATAGAAAACTGTATCTCTTTTATAAATGCTAAAGGAATATCTGTAGATAGTATCTATTCTGATATTAAAAGCGGCATGTCTTTGGACAGAAAGGGTTTTATGGAACTTCTTAATGCGGTAATGGCGTTTAAAATTAAGGCGGTTTATATTTCCTATAAAGACCGATTAGCTAGATTGAGCTATGAGTTAGTAGAAAAGCTATTTAGCGATTATGGCACTAAAATCGTTATTATCAATCAGTGTGAATCAATCAGTTTAGAGCAAGAACTGTTTGAGGACATCATGCAAACAATCCATTCTTTTTCTATGAAGATGTATTCTAAGCGCCGCATTGCTAAAAAGTTGCTTTTAGAGAGTAAGGTTAATCCAGCCTTGCTAAAATCCCTTAATGGGGAAACAGATGACCTTGACTGAACGTCATATCATTAGACCCACGCACCCCATTTTTAAACGCATTAAGGACTTTTGTCATCTGTCTAAAAACCTTTACAACTACGCTAATTTTATTTTAAGAGAGCATTACTTTGCAGGTTTTAAGTTGCCTACAGCCTACGATTTAATCAATCGCTTTGTCAAAGAAAGCCAAAGAGATTACAAAGCTTTGCCTGCCCAAAGTGCACAACAGGTATTAATGCTTTTATCTCAAAATTGGAAAAGCTATTTAAAAGCCCTTAAAGCTTACAAACTCAAGCCTTCTAGCTTTCTAGGGCGTCCAAAAATCCCTAAATTCAAACCAAAAGATGGCGTATCTATAGGGGTTTTAACAAACCAGCAAACTAGCTTTACGAAAGGACGCATGACAAAAATTAAATTCCCAAAAAAAGCTAATTTAAAAAGACTTATCACTAAAATAAACCCTCAAACTTCTAGGCTAAAGCAAGTACGCTTAATCCCTAAAACCACTTGTTTTATCGTGGAAGTTGTCTATGAGCAAACCATGCACAAACTTCCACAAACTCATGGCATTGGCATTATGGGTATTGATCTAGGCTTGAACAACTTCGTAACTGCAATAGATAATCAAAGTAGTCCTTTTATTATCAAAGGCGGAGGGGTGAAGTCTATCAATCAGTGGTTTAACAAACTCAAAGCCCATTATCAAGCCAAAGCCAAGACTTCAAATAAGCGCTTTTGGACAAAACGCTTAGGCAAATTAGCTCTATGGCGGGAGTGTAAAGTCAATGATTTTATGCACAAGGCGAGCGCCTATGTGGTGGGGCATTGCTTAAAAAAGGGCATTTCTACAATTGTCATCGGTAAAAATGATGGCTGGAAACAAGAGCTAAAGCTAGGCAAGAGAACCAATCAGAACTTTACTAATATCCCTTATGAATCCTTTATTGAAAAACTAGCCTACAAGAGCGCTTTAGTGGGGATAACTTTGCACACAACAGAAGAGAGCTTTACGAGCAAGTGCGACCACTTGGCTAACGAACCCATGCAGCACCACGAGCAATATTTAGGTAAAAGAGTTAAACGAGGGCTATTTAAATCTAGCATAGGCAAATCCCTAAACGCCGATATTAACGGTGCAATCGGCATTTTAAGAAAAGTATTCCCTGATGCAGTGAAAACTCTAAGGGATAGCGGAGTAGTGTTTACTCCAGTAAAAATCTCGTTGGCGTTTTAAACACGATGGGAAAATTTACAAAAAATAACTTTTTAAATACTTTTAATAAGATTAAAGAGTTTTTTAGACATGGACTGCTCAATGCATGCCACTAAATCGCAACCTTGCGCTTTCAAGGCTTCGCATTGTTTCAATAAGGCTTTTTTCGTGCTGTAGCTTAATTGGTGCTTCTCGCTGCGATAATTCAAATATTCCTCAAAAGCTGACCTTTCGTATTGGTTAAGGTGTTTCGTGTCTAAATTCCCTAAAATAGAGCTAAAAAACGCACTAAAACGATTAAACAAACTAGATTTAAAAATTTTTGAACGCTTAAAAGTGAAATTTTGATTAGGATTTTTTAGATCTTGTGTGTCTTCAAAAACTTCGTTAGTTTCTTCAAGCTCTTGATTTGAAAAAGTTTCACACGCTTGCATTTCGTGTATATTTTCATGTTTATTTTGATTCTTTTTTAAGGTAAACGCATTAAAATTTTTGCTTGTGGATTGAGCTTCGGTATTCTCGGCGTTAGAGCCTTGAATTTGTGGTTTTAACCAGAATAAAACAGTTTTATTTTGGTTAGCGGTGTTTTTTGATTGTTTCACGCTTGGATTTTTAGAATGATTAGCGAGAAAAAATCTTAAAAATTTCCCGAATGTCCCATCGCTTTTTCGTTCTCTTTCAAATTCCAAATAACCTAAATCTTTAAGCTCGTTTAAGTATTTGTGCACAGTTGGCAAGCTCCTATTAAAGCGCTTAGCGATGTCTTCTAAACAAAGCTTAAAAGTGGTAGCGTGCTTTTTGATATAAGCGTAGATCGCTATCGCTATGTCAGAAACTCGTTCATCGTCGCAAATATCGTTTGAAATTTGCGTATAACCGTATTTCATCGGTTGTTTTAGGATATAGTTCATTGTTGAGCCTTTCGTGTGTTTTTAGCGTGTTTTAAAGCTTTTAAATATGCGCATAATTCCTTGCCTAGATCGTTTAAAATACAAACTTTAAAGTAGTTGTTTTCTTTCTCGTATTCTTTTTTACAGAGCGCGTTAAGCACTTCTAAATCGATCGGTTTTAATTTTTCTTGTTCCATTTGTTCCATTTCATACCGCCTTTTTTTGGAGTAGGATTGAATAGCTAATGACGCGTCGGTTCCTCACGTTGCAAACGCTGGACTTGATCGTGTGCGTTTTTTGGAGTTTTTCTAATTTTTGAATGAAATCAAAAAAACTAATACCCGCATCGCTTTCTTTGGCGTGTTGGTAAGTTAAATAGTGAAATACGCTCCTCATGGTGTTTTCCTCTTTGTTGGTTTCTTTTTTCATAGTATTCCTTTTAAAAATTTCGCCCTTTCTTTTTCTTGTTTAGGGATGTAATGGCTGTAAGTGCTGTAAGTGGTGTTGAGATCCTTATGCCCTAGCGTTTTGCTCACCCACATGGGTTCTTCGCCCTGGCTTAGCATCAAGCTCGCGAAGGTGTGCCGTGTGGTGTAAAGCTTTCGTTCTTTTAAATCCAACGCCTTTAAAAGCTTCCTGAAAGCGATTTGAAACATGGTCGTGCGTTTAGGCATGCTAATGAAAACAAATTTTTTACTTTCAGGCTCGCTTGCTTGTAGCTCTTTTAGGATTTTTTCCACTGGCTCTAATAGGTCCACTTCTCTAACGCTTGGCTTGTTTTTAGGCGTTGTGATGGATCCTAATTCGTTCAAGGACTTATTAATAACGATCTTTTTTTCGTTAAAGTCAATGTCTTCCCACGTTAAAGCTAACTGCTCGCCCGTGCGTAAGCCGGTAAAAAATGCTACTGTTAAAAACGCTTTCAATCTCAAGCTTTGCGCGTTTTCAATGAGTGTTTTAACTTCTTCTAAGTTGAAAGGCTCGATCGCTTTGGCTTCTTGCGCGTTTTTAAGCGTTACCGAAAAATACGGGCTTTTTTGTAAAAAACGCTCTCCCTCGCAAAACGCTAAAAAGCTTTTTAGGTTAGCGTTTAGGTTGTGGATCGTGTTTTTTTTGTAATGTTTTAGCGTGTCTTGGTGGTAGATTGCGATCTTTTCTTTGGTGATTTTCTTAAGCTTATCGCTTTCTTTTAAGCTCATCACTCTAAAAATGCTATTGAAAACGTTTTCTAAAGAATTAAGACTTGTTTGTTTTAAACCTATTTTTAACGCTAGAAAGCGTTTTAACGCTTCAAGTATAGTAATATCTTTGATTGTATCTTATGCGTTCGTTTTTCGGCATTTTTAATGCGCTTATTGGCGTTTTGTATCGCTTCTAATCGCTTGATAAAAGCTAAAATCTCTTTTAGGCTTTTGCTTTGGAAATACTCTAAAGCTTCATCAGTGTTCATTTTTAGGCACTCTGTGGCTTTGTTTAGGCTCACTCTAAAACGCTTATTGTTTTTATCGTGGTAGTTGAGATAGAGAGTCGCCTCGCCTTTGTAGTCTCGTTTGTAGATTGTGAAAGTGTTTTTCATAACAAACTCCTTAAAATGTAAGCTGTAGCTAAAATCAAGCTAAACGCTATTATTAAGCCCCATTCAAAACGGTCCGCCTTTTTCCCTAAAGGCTTGTTTAGATTTTTTAGATTTTTGTTATTCATCGCTGCCTCCTTTTTCTTGGTGTGTGGCTAAGCCTGGGTTAAAAGCTTGCTCGCTTGGCTTTTCTCTTAAGTTGAAGTTGTTATCTTGCTCGGTTTTAAAGGCGTTTGCGTTTGCTTGCGCGTTGTCTCTAATCGTGGTTTTTGCCTCTCGCTAAAGGCTTTTTTTGTGGGATTTAAGCGCCCTTTTTTAGCTTGCGCGCTGGTTTTAGACTTTAAGCCTGTTTTTTGCGTGTGATCGCTTGTATTGGCGTTCTCGCTTGCTTGCGCGTGCGCTTGTGTAGGCTCTGGCGTGTGGGCTTTAGCGTTGGCGTTGTTGGCTTCTTGCGTTGGCTCGCTTTCTTGATGGGTTGCGTTTGCTTGCGCGCCCTTTTTTAGCATGATCGCTTGCGTGATTGCTTTAAGCTCGTTGAAGCTTTTTGCTGTCTCGCGTTCTTGTCTCATATTTTAAGACTCCTTTCGTGTTTTAACGCCCTATTTTAGGCGTTTGGTTAGTTTAAAAATGCGTTAGCTTTTAAAAATGCTTGTTTGATTGTGAGACAAAAAGATTAACCACCCGCTTGGGTATTTGAATACTGAAAATCGCTCGGTTTTTTCAAATACGCTCGCTTGTGTAGGCTCTTAAAAAAGATTTTTGTTTTTGTGTTTTTTAGGGTTTTTAGCGTGTGGTTTTGTGTGAGTTGTGAAATAAGCTATAAAAGCCATAACAAAAACCAAGCGATTAGGCGTTCGCTTTGTCAATATTTGATAAAACAGAAGTGGAAAACGCCAATCCCCCAACAAATGTTAAAACAATAGAGGCAAAAATACCTAAAATGGTTATGTATTGCGTTTGTTGCTTATTCAATTCTTCGCTTAATTTTTTATAGTTTTTATTTAGATCATCTTCTAGCTTATTAGAAACATCTTTAACTCTGCTCATTTTCTCATCAAAATCTTGAAGTCTGATACACTCTAAATTCATGTGATCATAAAGCTTTTCTAATTTTGGTTTAATGTTTTCAACTTCTTTATTATCTTGAATCTCTTTGAGTGTCCTTATATTTTGTGTGAGCGTCATAAAGGCTTGCTCTTTATCCCTTGTAGAATTTAAAATAGTAGTTGTAATTTTTGAGTATTTATGCCTGTATTCTCCTTCATAGATTTCTTTGAGATCTTTGATGATTTGATCTGTTTGGCTAGACAAATCCCCCTTTTCGCACAGCAATACAATCATTTCTTCTAGCTTTTTATCTTTATCTTCTTCTTTAGTTTCCATTTGTTTGCTTTGCTTCTTGTTTGATCAAATCTTTGCTAATGATTTCTTTTCTGTCTTCTTTGAAGCTTTTATGCCAAGCGCCATTTTCTTTATGACTCTCTTTCACTAAGTCCCAATAGGATTTTTTGCTGCATTTTTCTACGGAGTGGTTGATGGTTTCAAGTTCATCTTTTCTAAGATTTTGTGAGAGCGATTCTTCTTTGGGTTTGTCAATGGAATTGGCACCATAATTGCGGTATTCATAATACACTTCTCTTGCAACAGGCCCGTATTTCCAAGCTTCAAAATCATCAGAAACTAGGTGTTTGTCAAACTTTTTGATATAATCAAGCTCTGTGAAATACAAAGTTTTTTGCAATTCTAAGTTACTCAATTCTTTGTTTGAATGCTTAAGAATATATTTTGCTAGTTCCAAAGTATTGACCATTAATATCTCCTAGTTAGTTTTTGCTAATTTTAACTAAATATTGTTAACTTTTCTAACCATTTCTTTTCCAATGATTTTAATCTCTTGAATTTCTTAAAGCTAATTCTAGAGAAATAATTCAAGTTTTTTCAATGGATATTTAGCCTTTCAAAATTGCAAAAATCGCTTGATGATTCAACTAGTGAGCTATTTCACATATTTAGAGAATTCAGTAACTTTTTTAATTTATTTTTGAAATTCTTTTTTGATGAATGAAATCCCTTTTTTTGACAATTCACTCCAACCATTGCAATTTTTTAATGCATTTTCGTTTTCAACTCTCAATACTTCATATGCAAAAAGCCAAAATTCATCACCTAATATATATGTTCCATCTTCTGACTTAATCATCGTTTCAGCTCTTTTTAAATATTTATCAATCGCAGAACCCTCTGAATCTTTTCTTGCCCTTAAATATCCTAAAAGCATAAAAATACAATCATTACTTTCAAGGGCCATACTATGGCAAGTTTTTTCCATCTCAAAATCATATTTTAGAGAGAAATACAACGCATAAGAACAAGCTTCATGATTATTGTTTTTTGACCCTGCTTTAAATATATCCTTAGAAATTTCTTGAATTTGATTGGTTTGGATCGAATAGTTATTGTTATCAAACACTTCTTCAATACAAGGGATTAAATAAGGATAGAGCAAAGCTAAATGGTGCAAGGTGCTAAAATAATATTCTCTTGCGTTATCTGTCATCTTCTTTTTGTTGAGCATTTTTATAGCATATTTTAAAATGGAAGCCTATCATTTTGCTTTATCAATGCAATAGATTTATCTAAAAAAGCAACAACGCTAGGGTATTTAATTTTCCCTTTATACTCATCCATTTTAAAAATTTTTAACTGAATTGATCCATTCTTCTTCATACGTTAAGGGGAGTTCAAAAATTTTTGTTTTTTTGTGGTTGAGTGAAAGGTTATATTTTTTAAGACACTTTGCGAGATCGATTGTAAATTGTTCTGCCTCATCTCTTGAATTCACATAGCAAGTATAATCATCAATGTGCCTAATATATCTATATTCTGTTTTATTTTGCTCTTTTCTTAAATTTTTTAAATCCCTATCAACGGCGACTAAAATAATTTCTGAAATCAAATTGGAACTATACGGTCCAATAAGAATCCCCATAGTTTCCTTATGATTCATGTTTCTTATTTGGGTATCAATCTCATCGCTCCAATGATTTTTGTCTTTTTTAGCAATTTCTTTACCCCTTATTGCCCAAGGAATTGAATGCGTATAAATGCTTGGGAAACAAGTGGATATATCAGCCTTTAGCTTGTATCTCGCACCAATACGAATACTCCTCCCTAATTTCCCCTCACAAAAAATATCTTTATGACCCATATCAAAAATACTTTTTCTCATAGCAACTCTATCTTTAGAATAATCGTTTTGAAAAATTTTTTTATTTTTGGGAATTTTTTGAATGTGGATGCGGCTGATCTTATGGGTATTGCCATCTGTCTTTTCTTTAAAATACTCCTTTAGTTTATCCCAATTATCCCGTAGAATTTTGCATTGATTATAATAAGCCAAAGGATTAGGGATAGCAAAATATCTTGGTGTTCCAATATCTCTTATTCCCTCGTAAGTAATATGCTGATACCCCATCTTGCGTTTGGGAAATATCTTATTTTCATTATTCTTGCAATATCTGTAAAAAGGCTTTGATGTCAGAAAATTAGGAATCCTTTCTGCAAACATCCCATATCCTAACAATCCCTTAAAAAGTTTATTTTGAGAAATCTCATCAAGACATTCAAAATAAGTCTTTTCTTTCACTTTTTTCACTAACATTACCCTCTTTTTGAAAGTTTTCCCATTGCCAATATACAGATTCAAAAGCAATTCTATGGTATTTTTTACACCGAATTTTTAAGGCGTTTGTTTTAAGCATCACAATCCCTACTATTTATGGTTTTAGTCCAAAGCCATGCGTTAGAAAAAGCTTTTTTAATCTTTAAATCGCATTTGATTGTTCTTGCTTGTTTTTATAGGGTTAGGATAAAATAACGCTCACCCCCTAATTTTTATTCCACTAGAGATTAGGGGGTAAAGTTTGTCTAGGAGACTTCTATGAGAAAAAATCATAGCAAATACTCTTGGGAAACATTATACCTTAAAATTAGTTTTTTAGGGTTTTGTTTGGAATTAAAAATCAAACGATAGTTTTTCAAGAGTCCCCCTTTTTTAAGGGGGGTGTTTCTTAGACAAAGAACAAGCGCTTTTTATTTGTTCTGTTGCCAATATACAGATTCAAAAGCAATTTTATGGTATTTTTTTATAGCCCTTAAGACATCCGGTTTGACAATATAATCACTTTCTGTCGGTTCAAAAAAATCTCTCGACTTAAAAAAACCTATTAAATCAAGATGACCTATTAAACGATCAAGTTCTTTCGTTCTAGGAATTTTATTTTGTTTTTTAGAATAGCAACGATAAAGTTCTTCTTTTATTTTATAATGGACTTCACGAATCTTATGGGCAGTTATTTTATCTATTTTATCTCTTTGATTTTGTTCGTATTTTTTAGCCCCATACCAAAGAAATATTTGATAAAAAATAAGAAAAATGCCATAAAAGAAAAAGAAAATAAAGAAAAAAGAAAGAGAAAAAGAAAGGATTTTGTTTTGGGTGTATTGGAAAATAGACTCAAAAATAAAGTGAAAAACCCTTTTTGGATTTACAATAAAAACAATAAGCGAAACGACAAAAGCAAGCAGAAAAGAAGTTCTTGATCTCATTTCATGCAATATCTTTTCAAATAACTTTTCCATTCACTGCTCGTTTTCAATGGTTTTGATTTCTTCATCGGTGAGGTTGTAGAGCTGATAGACTAAGGCGTCAATTTCTTTTTCTAATCCTTGGGTGTTGGCTTTAGGGTCTTTTTCTTTTGATTTTAAGATCCGCTCTGCGTAATCGGTGATTTTTTGGGCTAATTCTTGGTTTTTTTCGGTGATTTGTGGGATTGGAAGAGTTTCAACACTTAGAGTATCAAAACCAAAAGCCCCACCCTGCATATGTGTTGGAAAAAATTTTTTCTTATAAAAATATGTCATTAATTTTGAATTTAAAACACCCAAAATCAAAAATCTATCAATCCTAAAATCATAGAGTATATTCACTTTTCCTCCATACACTCCTAAAGGAACAACAACACATCTAATCTGATTAGTCATTCTTGTCATAAAAATAATATCTTGTTGTTCAAAGATCTCTCGCTTCTCTTGTGAAAAATAGTCATCAATTCTCTTTAAAAATTTTTTTCCAAAATCATTTACATAATATCTATAAATATCTGACGATTCCAAAAAATAAACACTTTTTTCACTGTTTGTATTGATTACATCTGAACGAAAACCTGTTTTAGATAAACCGCAAAAAATCTTACAAAAATCACCTAATTGTGTCTTAAATCTTTCTGCAATATGCCTAGATATGGGGTCTAAAAAAATGGATATATGCTCTATATTAACATCCGGAATTTTCAAAAAATCGTCTTTATTGTTAGACAATTCATTAAGATCATCAGATCTTAGAAATAAGATTTCGTTTTTTTATTTTCTCTTTTAAAAATATTGATACATGTATAAGTTGAAGCAGATTCAAAAATTTTTATATTTGACAAATCAATAAGCATTGTAATTTTCAAATTCTTATCAATATAATCTCTAATCCCATAATCTGTTGGCTTACAAAGATAAGCAATTGGATTGATGAAAGAAATTAAACCATGCTTAATAATGAGCTTGGAGGCACGCTCAATAAAATATACAAAAATGCTTCCCTCTTTTGATTTTTTGTATACACTAGAAAATTTAGATAAAAAGATTTTAGTTTTTTCATCTATTTTTCTATAATCAATATAAGGCGGGTTGCCTATGATGCAATCAAAGCCTAAAAAATTCCCCTCATCGTCTAGCACTTCAGGGAATTCAAAGCGCCATTCAAGAGCGTTAGCGTAGCGTTCGTTTTCATCTTGTAAATCCTTATAAGATGTTAGGACATAGCGGTTAAAATGTTCTAGCCCCACTACTTTATCCGTTTTGTCTAGTTTGGGGTAGGGTGTATAATCATGAAAAAGACCTTCATGTGCCATTTTCTTTTCTAATGCTAGGGCTTCCAATTCTAAGCCGTTATCGTTTGCCTCCTCTAAGATACTCTTGCCATAGAGTTCTAAATGCTCTTTTAAAAATTTTTTAAATTTTAATTCTTTTTGAGGGGGTTCTAAAGTGAGTTTAAAAGCTTCTTTAATTTTCTCTATCCTATCATTGAGAGCCTTTTTAAAATCTTTGTTAGGGTTTTGCGCTAATTCTTGATAAAGGCGTTCTTTAGCGTATTTTCTAACAGCGTTAGAGTCTTTTATGGGGCGCGTTAGACTTTCTAAGATTTTAGGGTCTTTGTAAATTTTAACGAGTTCTTTATATTCAGCGATGTAGTATTCTAGGTTTTTATTTTTTCGGTTTTTAATAAGGCTTTATCTTTGAGGGCAAACCTAGAAATGAGCGAATTAGCGCACTTGATGTTAATGTCAATGTTGGGGAGGGTTTCAAGATTGTTGGTGTTCTTACCCTCTTCAAAAATATAATAGCTGTATTTTAAAAGCTCTATCCATAGCCTGAGCTTGGTGATTTCGCATGAATTGGGGTTAATATCCACGCCAAAAAGGCAGTTTTCAATGATGTCTTTTTTAAGCTCAAAAAGTTCTTTTTGGATTTGGTGGTGGGAGTCGTTTTCTCTATGCGGTATGGTGTAGTTAAAGGCTTTATCCTCTGGCGTGTGAATGATGATTTCATCGTTTTCTAATCTAAGCTCGTGGCGATACAAGGAAGCAATAAGCCCTAGCTCATAAGCAATTAACACCATTTCATTGAGCGCTGAGACTAAAAAATGCCCACTCCCCACCGCCGGATCGCAAATGCGTAAGGTTAAAAGCGTGTTTAGGTATTCTTTGCGTTTATCCTCCTTATAACTGTAGTTATCTTTAAAATAATTTTTTAATTCTGTTAAATTTTCACACTCTATGTTATAGGTTTGATTGAATTTATCCAACACGATTGATTCGATACTCTCTTTGCACATGTAGCTTGTGATGAAGCTTGGGGTATAAAAGCTCCCCTCTTTATAGCCGTTGAGTTTTTCAAAAACAAGCCCTAAAACGCTAGGGTTAATCAAACGGCTTTCGCTCTTATTTTGATTATCTTTAATGTCTTTAGGGGTGGTGGTGAAATCATAAACGCGCAAAAATTCAAAAAGGTATTTTAGCAAGGTCCAATCTTTTTGTTTTTGGTATTCTTCGTGTTTTTTGAGAACGGAATTTTGATAGAGTTCTAGCTTTTTATTTTCTAAAAACCTGATTTCATGCCCCTTTAATTCCAAAGGCGTTTGATCAAACAAACTGGAATTCAAATAAGGGATTTTTTCTAAAATCTTGTCTTCTTTATTTAAAGAACGCTCGCTGTTTTTCTTGGCTAGGACTTTAAAAAAGAGGGTGTTTAGGGCGTTGAAATCTTCAAAGTTTTCTGTGGTTAAGAAAGGTTTTTCAAAATGCTTGAAAGAATTTAAAAGGCTTTCTAAAAGCCGTAAAAACAAAATGCGGTTATTCCAAGCGATGAGTAACGCCATGACTTCTTCATCGTCTAAATCTTTGTATTTCTCTTTTAGGGCATAACTTAGGGAGTTTTGGGTGTAGCTGGGCTTGATTAAAGTTTTCCCTTTTTCATTTTTCTCTTCTAACCCTAAAATATAGAGCAATTCTTCATAAAAATCTTTGTTAAGCGTGTTAGCGTCAAGGGTTTTCTTTTGTTTTAAAAGGACTTCTTGGCTTAAAACTTGATAAATCAAAGGAAGTTCTTTAAGATCATCGTTTAAATTAAAGTAAGTATAGCGGAGTTCGCCTTGAAAATCTTCTTTCAAATATTGTTCTAAATCTTCGTAAAATCTTGGTTTTGAAGAGTCTGTGCCTTCTTTTTGAGCGTAATTTTTATAGAATTTTTTGATGCGTTTATTGTCGTTTAAAAAAAGCAAATCCTTACAATCAAAGAGAAAAAATTCATGCGCGTTGCAAATAATAGTGTGTTTTAGGGAGTTGTTTTTTTCTTTTTTTCTCTCTTCTAAAAAATACAAAACCATTTGACAAAAGGCTTTACTGAGCGGGTTTTCTCTGTTTTTAGGGAATTCTGTCTTTTTGTCTAGGGCTTTGACTTCAATAAGCACTTGGACTTCCCCATCCACATAGATCGCGCTATCCACTTTTTTATGGGTGTTGCAGCGATAGCCATAAGTGTTTTTTAAAAAAGAATTGATTTCATTTTTTTGAAATTCTTCATCATCTTGTCTTGGCGCGTTTTCTAGTAAGCTGTTTATTTCTTTTTCAAATTTTTCTATAGTTTCTTTTGTGGGTGTTGGGGGATTGTATTTTTTAATAAAATCTTTGAGGGAGATGCGAGCGAAACTCATCAT